TATCGTGGTAAGACTTACACCAAGTGAGATAAGAGATAATCAAGGGACCTGCTTGACAGGTCCCTTTTTTATGCCTAAAATAGTATATCTGATGTCATATTATGGAACGAGACAAACTCAAACTTATAGTTAGAAACCTCAAACTCCTAGTAGAAGCATTGGAGTCTGAGGTCTATTCAGATGTTCAGTCTTATACAGACAGACTGGACAACACTCTACCCCCACTAGCAGACTACGACGAGGTATTTGAAGATGACGAATAAGCAGGGGAATGTTGAGGGGATTCTCAGTAATGAAGACTGGAGATACAATGAAGACAGACTGAAACTGAGGTCACAATGTATTCATGTTCTCCTCAATAGATTCGGTAGTGTCAATATTCATGAGGTCACTTATGGAACTCAGAACATTTATGAATGTGCAGACACCTGGGTCTCTCAGGGTAATACAACCACCAGTGGTATTGTAGCTTATTTCAACGCTTACTTTAAAAAAGATGTATGAAGAACTAGACACATTTGAGAGAGCACTTCAACACTTTGGTACAAGGGTAGAAGTTATCGCCGCCATGGAAATGGGTGGTAGAATATCTGCTGAAAATGCATATCAGATGATTAAAGCAGAAGTAAAAGAACTCAAGAAAGTGAGAAAACAGGAGAAGAAATGAACGATTGTAAATTGATCTCAGTGACACCAGATGCTGAGAAACATATTGCTTACTGTGCTCGTGTGAGCAATCCTTCTAATCAGGACAGTGAAAAGTTCTCTGGACTGATCAAGTATTGTATTAAACATCAACACTGGAGTATCTTTGAACAAGCTTTCATGACTCTGGAAATCTCAACTACCAGGGGACTGGCAGCTCAAGTCCTGCGCCATCGCTCGTTCACATATCAAGAATTTTCACAACGGTATGCTGATTCTTCCCTACTCGCAGAGACGATCCCCCTACCAGAACTCCGACGACAAGACGACAAGAACCGACAGAATAGTATCGATGATATTGATCCGTTCGTGGTTCAGAAATATCAGATGTTGATGCAGGATCATTTCCAGAAAGGGATGGAACTGTATCAACAGATGTTGAATGATGGAATCGCAAAGGAGTGTTCTCGCTTTGTGCTCCCCCTCGCCGTACCAACAAAAATGTACATGACAGGATCAATTCGCTCATGGATCCATTATATTGATCTGAGATCTGCACATGGAACTCAGAAGGAACATATGGACATTGCTAATTCAGCAAAGAGTATCTTTGTTGAACAGTTCCCATCCATTGCTGAAGCTTTGGAGTGGAACTAAATACAACACACGATGAGGTAAATTGTGGCGACATATCCTGTGAAAAATAAGGAAACTGGTGAAACCAAAGAAGTGAAGATGAGTATTCATGATTGGGACCAGTGGCGTGAAGACAATCCTGATTGGGAAAGATATTACACTCCAGACAATGCTCCCAAGTTGGGACTTGAGATGGGTGAGCCTTTCTCGAAACTCTACACCAAACATCCAGGTTGGAAAGATGTAATCTCAACAGCTAAGAAGCAACCTGGAGCAACCATCAAACATTACGACTAATTTTATGCCAAGAAAGAGTAAGTCAGGTATCGGTAGTACCAACCCAGTCCCCTTCGGTATGAGTAATAGAGTAATGAAAAGGAAGAAACCGATCAACCTCGATTACATCAAGAAGATTGAACCATTGACAGAGAATCAAGAAACCTTCTTTGATTCTTATTCTGAAGACAAGAACTTGGTGGCATATGGTGTAGCTGGTACGGGAAAGACCTTTATTACCCTCTACAACGCCCTTATGGACGTTTTGGATACGAAGACACCTTACGAGAAGATTTACATCGTCAGGTCCCTTGTACCCACCAGAGAGATTGGTTTCCTCCCTGGTGATCATGAAGATAAGTCTGATATCTATCAGATTCCATATAAGAACATGGTGAAATACATGTTCGAGATGCCTGATGACAACTCTTTCGAGATGCTCTATGCAAATTTGAAAGCTCAGGGTACAATAAGTTTCTGGAGTACATCTTTTATTAGAGGTACAACTTTTGATAATGCTATCCTCATCATTGACGAGTTCCAGAACCTGAACTTCCATGAACTTGACTCAATCATTACTAGGGTAGGTGAGAACAGCAAGATTCACTTCTGTGGAGACGCAACACAGACTGACCTGGTGAAGACTCATGAGAAGAATGGTATTGTTGATTTCATGAGAATCATCAATCAAATGCCATCCTTCGATACCATTGAGTTCCAACCCGAGGACATCTGTAGAAGTGGTCTTGTCAAAGAATACATCGTCGCTAAACATGAATTGGGTCTATGACTTTTAACCATATTGAAATTGATTATCCGTCTCTCTCACGGGAGACGGTTGATGGAGTTAGATATTATGACACCCCAAAAGGTAAAAAGTTAGTATCCATCACGTCTGTTATCAGTCATTACAACCGTGAAATCTTTCGTGAGTGGAGAGCAAAGGTAGGAGAAAAGGAAGCCAACAAAGTTACCAAACAGGCAACTTCAAGAGGCACAGATATGCACACTCTCGCTGAGTATTATCTGAAGAACTCCGAACTTCCATCTGTTCAACCGTTATCAGAGATGTTATTCAAGCAGGCTAAACCTACCTTGGATAAGATTGATAACATTCATGCACAAGAACAATCACTATTCAGTTATCAATTGGGTGTAGCTGGTAGTGTTGACTGTATCGCTGAATATGAAGGTGAGTTAGCCATCATTGATTTCAAGACAGCTAAGAAACCGAAACCCAAGAAGTGGGTTGACCATCACTTCGTCCAGTGTGCGGCATACGGATGTATGTTGTATGAAATGACTGGGATCATGGTCAAGAAATTTGTAATCATTATGTCTTGTGAAGATGGAGAAGTAGTAGTCTATGAAGAATACGACAAGAGAAAGTACATCAACCTTCTCTCCGAATATATTAGAGAGTTTGTTGAATTCAAATTACAGGAATATGGCAAAACCTGAAGACATCAATAAACTTATCGAGAACAAGTTTTATTGTTCCCGTAAGTTCACAGAAGAGATCGAAACCATTGCCAATGAAGGTAGTGGTATGAAGTACATCGATGCTATCGTTCACTTCTGTGAAGAAAATAATGTTGACATTGAGTCTGTTCCTAAGTTATTATCTAAACCTCTGAAAGAGAAGTTGAAGTATGAAGCTATGGAACTCAACTTACTCAAGAGAACATCTCACGCGAAACTTCCTATATGATTCCCAAGGTGACTCCCTTTGACGCCTACAAGTCTTATCTCGGACTGAAGAACCACTTTACTAAACCTAAGTATGACTACCACAAATACTGTGGTAAGTCTCGTGCATCTCTCCAGAGTTTCTACAAAAGGAGAGATAGATTCTTCTTTGAGAAACTGAGTAGACAAAAAGATGACGCAGAAGTAATTGAATTTTTCGTTTCTAACTTTGTTGCATGTGATGACCCACAGTCTCTATGGATTGGTGAGATCATGCAGAATGGAGAGAAGAGTTATACTGACTGGAAGAAGAGAACTCAGTCACTCTCTTATGTCTTCAAGGAAGAGGTGGAAACCGTATTTACAGGAAAGAAGTTTGATGTTATGTTTGAACTCAAGGGGTTGAGTCATCCACAAATTATCAAAGAACATCTAGCCAAGAATATTTCTCTAGAGACACTCATTATTCTCGATAGGATTCTAGGATTCAAAGTAACCTTTGATAAGAAACTGGATGATCCTGTTTGGAAATTCCTCTCTATGAGGATGGATAAATATAACACCTTCCTGAAGATTGACATCTTCAAATACAAAAAGATTCTTAAAGACGTAGTAGTAGGACAATGAGTTTCTTCGATTCCGAAATCGTACAACAGGAGATGAAAGAAATTTCAGAACTCCAAGATGAAATCTATGCGAAGGTCTTCAGTTTTTCTTCAATGGATTCTGATGATAAATTACAACATGTTGAAATGCTTGAGACATTACTCAAGAAACAGAAGATTCTTTATACGAGACTCTCTCTGTCTGAGGATCTAGAAGCAAAACGAATGAAGGAGAACATTATCAAGTCTGCTAAGGCACTTGGTTTTCCACCCGATGTTGATTTGGGATATGTCTTTTCAAACATGTCCGCCATCATCGATACCATGAAAAGATCAATACGAGAAGGGTCTTGACACTGGGTCCAATAGGACCTACACTAAGACCAGGGGCTACCCAATCCCCTTTAAGCTACGGGACAAAAGCCAAATACGTTCAATACGAGGTAACACAATGGGATTCAATGATCTCAAGAAGCAGTCTTCTCTTGGCAACCTTACAGCCAAGCTTGTAAAAGAAGTTGAGAAACAAAACAACACTGGTGGAGGA